AGATCGATGCAATGATCAGCAAGCGCCTCGCAAGAGAGCAGCGAAAGTGGGAACGAGAGCAAGCGGCTAGGTTGGCAGAAACGCAAACCCGGCAGTCTGCGCCAAAAGATGTTCCGCCAGTTGATCAGTTTGAGTCCCCTGAAGCCTACGCGGAAGCGCTGGCTGTCAAGAAGGCCGAAGAACTGATTGCCTTGCGAGAGCAGCAAAAGGCACAGGCAGCGATTGCTGACGCCTACCACGACAGAGAAGAAGAGGCCCGGAACAAATACGACGACTTTGAACAAGTCGCTTACAACCCGAGCGTCCGAATCACTGACGTGATGGCTGAGACGATTCGCGCTTCTGATGTTGGCCCTGATGTAGCCTACTACCTCGGTGCTAACCCCAAAGAAGCGGACCGTATCTCGCGCTTGTCGCCGTTCATGCAGGCAAAAGAAATTGGGAAGATCGAGGTCAGACTGACCGACAATCCGCCCGTCAAACGAACCACATCTGCGCCAGCACCAATCACGCCTGTAACGGCCCGTGGCAGCAACAACAACCCGTCATTTGACACGACTGACCCGCGTTCCATCAAGAACATGAGTACGTCGGAGTGGATTGAAGCTGAACGTGCCCGGCAGATGCGTAAGTTGCAGGCTCAGGCTTCTCGCTAAGATTTGAAAGGACTCAATCGTGGCCAACAGTATTCTGACCATTGACATGATCACCAGGAAAGCCCTGGAGATCCTGGAAAACAACCTGGTGCTGACGCGCAATGTCAACCGCCAGTACGACGACAGCTTTGCTGTCGAAGGGGCCAAAATCGGCTCTACGCTGCGCATCCGCCTGCCGGACCGCGCTCTGGTGACTGACGGTGCCGCTCTGCAAGTGCAGGACGACAACGAGCAGTTCACGACCCTGACCGTCGCCTCGCAGAAGCACATCGGCGTGAACTTCACGTCCGCCGAACTGACGATGCAGTTGGACGACTTCGCTGATCGTGTGCTGAAGCCTCGTATCAGCCAGTTGGCCGCCAGCATCGACGCCGACGTCGCCAACGCTTTCCGCACCATCGGCAACTCCGTCGGCACGCCCGGCACCACGCCGGCCACCTCGCTGGTTCTGCTGCAAGCTCAGCAGAAGCTCAACGAAAACGCCGCTGTGATGTCGCCGCGCTACGCCACCGTGAACCCGGCTGCCAACGCCGGTCTGGTGGAAGGCATGAAGGGTCTGTTCAATCCGACGGACACCATCAGCAAGCAGTTCCGCAACGGCATGATGGGCACGGGCGTGCTGGGCTTCGAAGAAGTCAACATGTCTCAGTCGATCAAGCAGTTCACTACCGGCTCGCGTACCGCTACCGGTGGCACGACCTCCGCGGCGGTCACGGCTGAAGGCGCAACCACCATCGCAATCACCGGCGCTGGCGCGTCTGCTGTGGTCAAGGCCGGCGACGTGTTCACCGTGGCTGACTGCTTCGCTGTGAACCCGCAGACCCGTGAGTCCACCGGCTCGCTGTTCCAGTTCGTGGCTCTGGCTGACGTCACCCTGAGCGGCGCTGGCGCTGGCAACATCACCGTGGCCCCGATGTACTCGGCCAACAGCGCACTGGCTACGGTCAACGCGCTGCCGGGCAACAGCAAGGCTGTGGTGTTTGTGGGCGCCGCATCTACGGCATACCCGCAAAACCTGGTCTACCACAAGGACGCCATCACGTTCGCCACCGCTGACCTGCTCCTGCCCCAAGGCGTGGACATGGCCAGCCGTGCCGTTCACAATGGCATCAGCCTGCGCGTCGTGCGTCAGTACGACATCAACAACGACCGCATGCCCTGCCGGATCGACGTGCTGTACGGCTACAGCACCATTCGTCCGCAGATGGCCTGCCGTCTCTGGGGCTGATGAGAATGGGGGCTACGGCCCCCAGTCTTACAACTGAACACTGAAAGGAAACTCAATCATGGCTCTCCCTAATGGCGCTGGCGGTTACCAAGTCGGTGACGGTAACGTTAACGATCCCATCATCGACCTGACTGCTGATCCGGTATCGGTCACTGCTACTGCAACCCTGACCCCGGCGCAAGTGCTGAACGGTCTGATCTTGGCCAACAACGGTGTCACCGCTGCTGCCCAGACCTACACGCTGCCCACCGTGGCGGATCTGGAAAACGTGCTGATCAATTCTGACCGGATCGGCACCACGTTTACGTTCCGCGTGGTCAACCTCGGCACGTCTTCTGGCACCGCAATCATCGCTGCGGGCACCGGCTGGACTGTCTCTGGTTCGCTGACCATGACGATCCCCGTCACGACCGGCGCAAGCATGGTTGCTCGCAAGAGCGCCGCGGGTGCTTGGACGCTGTACCGCGTGGCCTAATGAACAAGGGGGCTTCGGCCCCCGTTCTCGAAAGGAACCATCATGCCTAACACCAAGGCTACTGGTGTCGCGTACAGCGACCCCGAATTCACCACCTGCTACGCGACCGAAGAACTTGGTTACGCTGCTGCAGCGCAAGGCGTTGTGACGCAGGCCACCAGCAAAAGCACCGCGGTCACGCTCAACAAATCTGCGGGGCAGATTACACTGAACAACGCAACGTTGAACGCTGCAACCAACGTGACGTTTACGCTGAACAACAGCCTTATTGGTGTTAATGATGTGACAATCATTAACGTCGCATCCGGTGCTACGGCTGGTGCGTACAATTGCTGGATTTCCAGCAAGAGTACAGGTTCTTGCACCATCACGGTGCGAAACATCAGCGCTGGCAATTTGTCAGAAGCGATTGTTCTAAACTTTGCAATCATCCACTGCCTGTAATCAACGGGGGCTTCGGCCCCCGTTTTCCCTATGCCCATCATCTACTTGAGACATCCTTTTCACGGCGCCAAAGTGGCGACGCTGGAAATGGAGGCCGAAGCCGACGAACGCAACGGATGGGCGCGGTATACTCCGAGGCAAGACGATGATGTCGAACCGGCGCTTGCTGTCAATGCTTTGACCGCGCGCCCTCGCCGCCGTAGGGAGGTTGTCCATGTCCACCACAGCGGGTGATCAGATCAATCGCGCCCTGCGTCTGCTGGGCGTGTTGGCGGAAGGCGAAACGTCTTCTGCAGCCGTCTCGCAAGATTCGCTGATGGCTTTGAACCAGATGATCGACAGTTGGAACACTGAGCGGTTGTCTGTCTTTTCGACCCAAGACCAAGTGTTCACTTGGCCTACCAGCACGATCAGCCGCACGTTGGGGCCTACGGGCGACTTTGTGGGCAACCGCCCCATTCTGCTGGATGACGCGACGTATTTCCGCGACCCCAGCACCAACGTCAGCTTCGGCATCAAGATCATCAACCAGCAGCAGTACGACGGTATTGCTGTCAAGACGGTCACGTCAACGTACCCGCAGGTGCTGTGGGTCAACATGACCTATCCCAACATTGAGATGTACATCTACCCGGTGCCCACGCGGCTGCTGGAGTGGCACTTCATCTCGGTGGAAGAACTTACGCAGCCGGCCACGCTGGCCACCACGCTGGCGTTCCCGCCAGGCTACTTGCGGGCGTTCACGTACAACTTGGCGATGGAAATCGCGCCTGAGTTTGGTGTCGAGCCGTCGCAACAAGTGCAGCGCATTGCGATGACGTCCAAGCGCAATCTGAAGCGCATCAACAACCCGGATGACATCATGAGCCTGCCGTACGCGCTGGTGGCCACTCGCCAGCGGTTCAACGTGTACGCAGGGAACTACTAAGCCGTGAAAACGCCGATCCTCGGCTCCAGCTACGTTGCTCGCAGCGTCAATGCTGCGGACAACCGCATGGTCAACTTGTTTCCCGAAATCGTACCGGAAGCAGGCAAGGAGCCGGCGTTTCTTAGCCGAGCGCCAGGCTTGCGGCTTCTTGCTTCTCTAGGCGGCGGGCCTATTCGTGGGCTCTGGGCGTTTCAGTCTGACGCTACTGCGGCGTTTGTCGTTTCCGGCAACACGTTGTACAAAATCAACACCAGTTGGGTTGCCACCGCGGTAGGCATTGTCACCGGCTCGGGGCCGGTGTCCATGTCGGACAACGGCACGCAGTTGTTCATTGCCTGTGGCGGCCCCAGCTTCATTTACAACAACGCCACAGGCGATTTTGCCGAGATCACAGACCCCGACTTTCCTGGCGCGGTGACGGTCAACTACCTTGACGGGTACTTTGTTTTCAACGAACCTGGCAGCCAGCGCATCTGGATAACAAGCCTGCTAGACGGCACATCAATCGACCCTTTGGATTTTGCAAGCGCTGAAGGCTCTCCAGACGGCCTAGTGGCAATATTGGTTGACCACCGAGAAGCGTGGCTATTTGGCAACAACAGCGTCGAGGTGTGGTACGACAGCGGCGCGGCTGACTTTCCGCTGACGCGCATTCAAGGCGCGTTCAACGAAATCGGCTGCTCGGCGCCTTACTCGGTCGCCAAGCTCGACAACGGCATCTTCTGGTTAGGATCCGATGCGCGTGGGCGAGGTATTGTCTACCGCGCCAACGGCTACACCGGACAGCGCGTCAGCACGCACGCGGTGGAATGGCAGATTCAGCAGTACGGCAATCTGACGGACGCCATCGGGTATACCTACCAGCAAGACGGTCACAGCTTTTACGTGCTGGTGTTTCCCGACGCGAATACGACTTGGGTGTACGACGTAGCCACGCAGGCATGGCATGAACGCGCCGGTTGGAACGGCACCGCATTTACGCGCCACCGTGGCAACTGCCAAATGGCGTTTAACGACGAGATCGTCATTGGCGACTACGAGAACGGCAACATCTACGCATTCGACCTAGACGTCTACGCCGACAACGGTGACGTTCAACGATGGCTGCGGTCGTGGCGAGCGCTGCCTACGGGTCAGAACAATCTGAAGCGCACCGCGCACCACACGCTGCAGCTTGACTGTGAATCGGGAGTCGGGCTTAACGGTTTGGACCCCCTCGATCCGGTTCCGGCTGTAGACGAAACGCTGTCGTTGAACTTTACCGCGCAGCTTTACGAGGTCTACGAAGAGCCTGTTTTCACCCAAGGCGTCAACCCCAAAGTCATGCTGCGTTGGTCGGACGACGGTGGGCACACCTGGTCGAACGAGCATTGGTCTGAGATGGGCCGGATTGGTCAGCACGGGCGCCGCGTCTTCTGGCGTCGTCTGGGCATGACCATGAAGTTGCGCGACCGCGTGTACGAGATCAGTGGCACTGACCCGGTGAAGATTGCCATCACGGGCGCTGAGTTGAACATCAGTGGCACGGCGGCATGAGCAGTCCGCCCAACATAACGACGATCACGCCCCCGCGCGTGCCGTTGGTCGATCCGCGCACGGGGATGATTTCGCGGGAGTGGTATCGGTTCTTTCTGAATCTCTTCACGCTAACCAGTGACAACGCCAACGCTGGGACAATCGAAGACCTAGAAAAAGCACCGCCTGTTACGGATTACGGATCGACGGTTGCGGCGCTGCAGAATCAACTGGAGACGGCGCCGTACGCAGTCGACTATGGTTCTGTTTTGGCGAGCGTGCAGACCGAAGTCGAGACGGCGCCTTTGGCAATCGACTACGGGTCGGCTATCGCCACGTTGCAAAACGAACTGGAAACTGAGCCGCCTACATCCAACTTCGAGGCTTCCTTACAGCAGTTGCGATCCGATCTTGAGATCGGCACTCAGCCGCCAGTAATTCCAACCACGCCTCAAAACTACGGGACGCTGCCAACAGCTATCACTGTAACGGCGTCTCCCTTCACCTACATCAATCAGACTGGTGGTGATGTTGACGTGATCGTTAGCGGAGGTGGAATCTCGCTGTTAGAGTTTTCTAGAAACGGGGCCACGTTTTACAGCACGGGTAGTTTCTACGGGATGTTCTCCCTTTCACCGTATGATCGCTTGCGAGCGACGTACGTGTCTGCGCCAACCATGACCCTTGTTCCGAGGTAATCTATGCCCACGACCTTGTCCCCCGCGCCGAAGCTGCAGTTCTTCGACAGCAACGGCAACCCTCTTGCTGGCGGGTTGTTGTACTCGTACGCTGCCGGCACGACCACGCCGCTGGCCACGTACACGGATTCCACGGGCGCCACCACCAACGCCAACCCTGTCGTCTTGGATTCGCGTGGCGAAGCAAACGTGTGGCTGGGCTCCGCGTCGTACAAACTGGCGCTGTACACCAGCACCGGCGTGTTGATCTGGACCGTGGACAACATCGACGGCGTCTCCGCGCTGACCACGCTGGCCGGCTCTGGCGGCTCTAGTCTGGTCGGGTTCATCCAGTCGGGCACCGGCGCGACGGCCACCACCGTCCAGGCTCGCCTGCGGCAAACGCTGTCGGTCAAAGACTTTGGTGCGACAGGTGACGGCACGACCGACGACACAACGGCCATTCAGAACGCATTGAACGCGGCCACCGGGCGCGGCGTGTACTTCCCTGCTGGCACCTACCGCATATCGACCACATTGGTTGTGAAAACCAAGACGACGTTAGTCGGCGACGGCATCGGCAAATCTATCATCAAACTGACGGCGGGTTTTGGCGCGAGTGTGACGGGCATCCGCAACGACATCATCACCGGAACCGCAAACGTCTATTACGACACCGATCTTGAGTTTTACGGGCTGACGTTCGATGGCAACAACAACGCAACCCGTACAGCGGAATTGGTTGCGATATTGAAGGTGCAGAACGTCATTTTCTCCAACTGCAGCTTCCAGAACCACACCAACATTGCGCTTGCAATGACGGCAAACCGTAACATGACGGTGACGGAATGTTACTTCACCAACAACGGTCGCCCGCGCCCGTCCACCATCAGTGCGCCAGCGTTGTGGATTGCCACATCGGTGCAAGGGACACCGTTTGATGTCCGCGTAGAAAACAACTACTTCTACGCCAACAACTGGTCGGCGGCGTACTTCATGCCGACGCGTGGTTCGTTCAGCAACAACAACTGCGTCAACAACGGCGAATCCACGCTGTTCTGCAACGACACTGGCGCGTACCTTCGCATCGAAAACAACAACATTTCGGGCGCTGTGCGGTCAAACATTTCCGCGTCTGGAATCGAGTGCGGTTCTCCGTACACCATCATTGCTGGCAACACCATCGATTCATGCGCTGCAGAAGGTATTGCGCTGACCGACGTTCAAAACGTCACCATCGCTGACAACCTCATATTCAACAACGGTCAAGAACCTGCATATTACCCATTTGCAAACGGCATCACCATCATTGGTACTGTCGCAGCGCCGAATCAGCCGGATCACATCCAGATTCACGGCAACCGGATTGGCGACCGCCAAGGCACGAAGACTCAGTACGCTGCTGTCGGATTCGGCGGGACTGGCGCAGCATGCACCAACGTCGCCATCTACAACAACGACTTCACCGAGCAGAAGACGGCGACGTACTACAACCTGACGGCGGCGCGATTCGGTACGGGCTGCTACACGTTGAACAACTACGACAGCAGCGGTACTCTGCTGCCGCCGTTCAAGTACGTTCAGTTCACGTTGAACGCTGGCGCTGGCGCGCAAGCGATTACGGGGGTCGGATTTCGTCCGCGCGGCATTCGCATTACTGCGGCGTTGGCTTCAACGACTCAAGCGTACACTAGCATAGGCGTCCACGATGGTGCGGCAGGTACTGCCATTTTCAGTTCCGTGGACGGTTCAGGCCGACGCGGCGGCAATGACACTGGCATCATCAACATCAAAGACAGCGGCGGCGTACAAGTG